AGGGCGGTCATTACGATTGGCACATAGATGTGAACTGGGATGGCAACGAGGCGAGAGATAGAAAGTTAAGCGTTACGGTTCAGCTTTCAGATACAAGCGAATATGAAGGCGGGGGCTTTGAATTTGCAGAATGTCAAACGCCAGACGCTTCATCCCGCATAAAGGGAACGGTTCTAGTTTTCCCTAGCTACTTGCAGCACAGAGTTTTGCCAATAACAAGCGGCACAAGAAAAAGTCTTGTTGCTTGGTTTGAAGGCCCAAGGTGGCAATAGTCTATCAAATTTCCCTGCATGGCGATGCTTTCGACGCAAGAGGGAAAGATTGGGCGCAAATAATAGCAGAGAGCGATTGTAAGCCCGATAGAGCGTGGGTTGATCCCCTTCTAGGGCGAGGGTTGCTTAAAACGGAGTTTGGTTGCTCAGTGAGCCATTTTCGCGTGTGGCAAAAGATTGCTGCTTCTGGCGTTGCGGGGATCGTGCTTGAGGAAGATGCGGTTTTTTCTTCTTTTGATGTCGCGGAGATTGATGGGATTTTAAAGTCTCATGATAGCGTTTGGCTAGGCTATAGGGAGAACAGCCTTGGCTATTGGTACAATGCTCACGCTTACGCGATAACTCCAAAGACCGCCGCCATGTTATGCGAGGGGTTCGCGGAAAAAATTATTCCCGCCGATGAGTGGTTGCCCTTAAAGCTAAAAAATTCTTTTAACTATTTTTATAGGCCAGAACTTGTTAAACAAATACCACGGTCAGTAAGGCCAAGTGAAATTGAAGGTGGATCAATGCAAACTCATATTATTACTGTTGGAACGGATGAAAATAAAATGTGGGGTCTTGAGCAGTCAGCCAAGCGCCACGGCATAACGTATCTAAATCTAGGACGCGGCGTAGAGTGGGGCGGCGGCACGATGGAAGGACAGGGCGGGGGTCACAAGATCAACCTTGTTCGCAGCCATATCCAAACTTTACCTGATGAGGATGTTGTTCTTTTCGTTGATGGGTATGATGTTTTATTTACAGACAACATTCATTCAATCAAAGAGCGTTTTGATGGGTTTGATTGTGATATTTTATTTGCAGCGGAGAAATCTTGCTGGCCTGAGCCGACAATAGCGCCGCAGTTCCCCATGACACCAACGCCTTATAAATATCTTAACAGCGGCGTTTATATGGGTAAGGTAGCGCGGCTCAACCATTTCTTTAGCGAGGTCGTAACAAATTACCAAGATGATCAACTGTGGATGCAGAAGCGATATCTTGGGGCTAATGGACTGGATATAAAGCTTGACCATGAGGGATATATTTTTCAGTGCGATGATGAGGTTAGCTATGACGGTCAGCAAATATCTAACGGGATGTGTTGCCCCTGCATATATCATGGGAATGGCGGCGATGATGCAAAAGCAAGGTTTAATTCGTTAGCTGATAAGCTTGGATATATCCAAAGCGCCATTGAAAGCCCGCCAATAAATTCTTTAAATTATGATGAGGTAGCAAAAGATATTCTTGTCGTTCCCTTTCTTTCAGAGGCGCAATGCAGAGATATTATTGCCAAATCTGAGGCAGTAGGTGGATGGGGTCAAATGGCGGGTGATAAGTTCCCCGCGCAAGAGATTAGGGCCGATAAGCTTGGGATATGGAAAGAGCTTGAGGCGGCATGGAAGGATCGTCTAGGAAAGATTGCAGAAAGCAAATGGACGCCAATGGAACATATTGGTTTACGGGATGCTTTTGCTATGCGTTATGCGATGGATACACAGACTAGCCTTGGATTTCATACTGATGCGTCTTTAGTAACTGGAAGCGTAAAGCTAAACGAAGATTATGAGGGCGCTGAACTAATTTTCCCGCATCAAAACTTTTCAAATATCAATGTTCCTTTGGGGCATTGCATATTGTTTCCAAGCGCAGTTACGCATGGACATAAGGTAAATCCCTTAAAATCTGGTGTGAAGTATTCTTTGACCATGTGGACAAGTCGCTATCAGGGTGACGTAAACATATAAATTTGATATGGTGCGGGAAAAGAGAGGTTTGACATGAACGCTTTAAATCCATTCAGTACGCAGCCATTTTCCGCAGCTACGCATTTGTATGTTTTGGGCGGTCAAACGATTACAACCGCCGCGCCTAGCGTTGCGGCAACGGCTATTTCTCAAAATCATGTTCTAGGTGCTGATGGTATTACAACGGGCGCACCCGTTCTTGATGCAGCTTTAATCGCTGGAAACCAAATTCTTCAACCGCAAGATATAACGGCGGGCGCTCCCGATGTTCCAACGGCGAACATGGCAGAGGATGAAACCTTTGACACGCCAAACCTGTTCACTGGTGCGCCGATTGTTCCTCATATTACACTTGTTCAAGGTCACATTCTAAACGCAACCGCTATAACAACAGGCGCGGTTTCTATGGGGCAAACAACCCTTGTCCTTACAACCCCGCTTTTAACTGGTGATGTGACAACGGGAGCGCCTACGGTTGGAAATACAACCATAAATCAAGATCATGTTATTGCGCCCCAAACGATAAGCACTGGGGCCGTGTCGGTTGGCTCTGCGGCTATCTCGCAATCTCATGTTTTGGCGGGTAATGATTTAAACGCGGGTGCGCCAGATGTAGGAACCGCAGGGATAACTGAAGCTAATTCATTGCTTGGAGTAGGATTTAATACGGGTGCGCCTAGCCTTGGCTCTACGGAGATAGATCAAGATCATATCATAACCGCAAGCTCCATAACTACGGCGGCGGCGACTGTTGCAAATACCGCCATCAATCAAACCCATGTCCTTGCTACGGCAGATGTTTCGACGGGTGCGCCCGTTGTTGATAATTGCACAATGTCAGAGGAAGAAAGCTTTGACGCGCCCAACCTTGATACTGGTGCGCCTGTTCTAGGAACCGCCACCATAGCACAAGATCATCAGTTGCTTGGGGCAGATTTAACGTCAGGAAGCCCAGATGTAGGAACGGCACTAATAAATCAAACGCATTTTCTTGTCTGTGAAGGCGTCAATTCGGGAAGTCCTACGCTTGGAACTGCGGCTATATCTCAGAACCATGCCATAACCCCGCAAGGCTTTGCGACAGACCCCGTTGTCGTTGGCTCCGCTCTTATTGAGCAAGTGCATATCTTTACAACCGCAGACGTTACAACGGGCGCTCCTAGCGTTCCCAATACTGCGATTGTTCAAGGTCATAACTTTGCACCAGCTAATATTACCACTGGCGCTCCTGTTTTGGATAACTGCAATATAACACTTGCTCATCTTCTTAGCGCTCAAGGTATAACCACAGGAGCGCCTAGCGTCCCTCAGATTGACCCATACTTTATTTACGGGTTTACTACTGCAAATATCTCTACGGGCGTTCCTAGCGTACCAAGCACGGCTTTTGGGCAAGTGCATGTGCTATTATCAAATAACATCACAACGGGCGCTCCGATTATCCCGAATATACTGTATGATGGAGGCATAGGTAGATATGCTGATGAGCAAGAAAGCAGGAATACAGTGGTAGAGGTTAGCACAAGAAATTCTGTTGAAATTGTCGAGGCTAACGAGATCAACGAAGCTGCTTAACTTATACAATGTTTTCGTGTAGAGTGCGGCTAGAAACTAATGGACGCAGCGAATGGCTTTTTACATTAAGCAGAATGATACCGCACCGTATATACTTGTTACTCTCAAAGACGGCAATGAAAATATCATTGATCTAACTGCGGCAACGGCAGTCTTTAAAATGAGAGCAGTAGGTCAAACTACAGTAAAAACAGATGCCGCCGCGATAATTCATAATGCAGATGGCGGTCAGGTAAGATATGAATGGGTCGCGGCTGATACTGATACAATAGGCTCTTATGAGGCAGAGTTTCAAATAACATTTGTTGATGGAAAAATTGAAACATTCCCAAATTCTGATTTTATCAGGATAACAATTACGGATGATATATCATGAGTGGATTAGTCGTAGAAACCCAGCCCGCAAGAGAGCCGCTTACTGTTATAGAAGTTCGTGATGCTCTTAGGCTTGACGATGATGTAGATGAAACCCTTGTAATGAGCTTTATCATTGCGGCGCGGGAGTGGGCTGAAAATTACACAGGGCGAGCGCTTATAACTCGCACCATGCAGCAATGGATGGATGGGTTCGTTCCTGTTGATATGCCGTTGTGGGAAGGATGGAAAACTGGCCCAGATATTGTAAATTACCAAAATCACATGGAATTGGCATTGGCTCCAGCAATCTCTGTTTCAGATATTAAATATTACAATGATGGGGATGCGGAAGATTTAGAATATGCCGTTACTGTAGCGGGTGGTGTTTTCGTTATTGATGGTTCTTCGCAGCCTACTTTAACTCTCAAGCGTAATTCTACATATAGGTTTAAACAAGATGACAGCAGCAACGGAGGTCATCCTTTGCGCCTATCTGCTACGGCGAATGGAACCCACGGCGGCGGCTCAGAATATACGACTGGCGTAACGACTAGCGGAACGGCGGGAAGTTCTGGCGCTTACATTGAGATAACTATTGATGCCTCTGCGCCTGATGCGCTTTACTATTATTGTTCAAATCATAGCAATATGGGCGGGGCTTTGACGATAACGGATCAAGATGTGGAAACCGTTTGGCCCGCAAAGAATTATTATGTCGATACAATCAGGGAGCCAGCCCGCGTTATTCTTAGGGATGGCGGGTCATACCCCACAGAATTACGGGCCGCTAACGCATTAAAGATAACTTATACAGCGGGATATGGCACAACCACTCAAAGCGTTCCTGAGCCTATTAGGATCGCCATGATGCAGTATTGCGCTTTCATGTATGAGCATCGCGGAGACTTTGAAAGGTTCCCTCCTCCGCAGCCTCCTAAGCTCCTAACGCAGCTTTTACAGCCATATCAAATAATGCGATTTAGTTCTACGCCCTACACGGGAATGGTTAGGGCAGGGATTGGCTAAATGTCCATCGGTGATATGCGTAATAGGCTTGAGCTACAAGCTGCAACAAGAACCTCAGATCAGGGCGGTGGATCTTCTATTGCTTGGACAAAGGTTGCTACTGTTTTCGCAAGCATAACTCCGCAATCTTCTAATGAGGCTGTTTTTGCAGATAAGCTAAGGGACGCGCTTCGAAGCACAGTGCGTGTTCGATACAGGACAGATTTAACAACCGCCAATCGCTTGGTTCAAACCTATCGCCGCAACGGCGTTCAGACCACAAGAACCTTCACAATAAATGGGGTTTTGAATGTAGACAATCGTTTCAAGTATCTTGATCTTGATTGTGAGGAAGGGGTGGCCTCATGACAAGCATTAAGACAAGAGTAACAAGAGCGCCAAAATATGCTAAGGTCGAGGCTAAATATGCTTCTGTTGTCAAAAACATTATAGCGTCTGGCGTCCAAGACACCATGAACACCGCGAAAACAAGCATACAGCAACATCAGAGCAAGGGTAGAACCTATGGTAAGCACACCGCCTCCGTTGCTGGTAATCCTCCAAACTCTGATACTGGATTTCTCGCAAGCAATATTTTTATGGTCTTAGACGCTGATAAGTTCGGCGGGGCCGTTGAAAGTCGCGCAGATTATTCTGGCTTCTTGGAGTTTGGCACGAGCAAGATGGGCGCTAGGCCATACCTTCAACCAGCACTTGAGGAAAATAGACCAAAGATCAGAAGAATGTTTGCACGTTTGCGGTCAAGGGGCGTTTAAATGGCGTTACACTCATGGAACCTACAAAAGGCGATATACGCAAAGCTAAACGATGCAACCATAACTGGTGCCAGCGTTGCCGACGTACCAGTGTATGATGACATTCCAGAGGGAACCTCTGCGCCATATATCAATATTGGAGAAGAAACCGCCATCAATGATGGCACTAAAACCGTGGATGCGGTGGAGCATACACTAACCATTCATGTTTGGTCTGAATATCGGGGCAGATATGAAATAAAGCACATTATGGAACAGGTCTACCAAAACCTTCATAATGCTGCTATAACTGTGTCAGGTGCTTCACTGGTAAACATACGGCAAGAGTTCGCCACAACCCTTGAAGAACCTGATGGAATAACGCGGCATGGGGTCATGAGATTTCGCGCCATTGTGTTTGATAACTAAGGAGAAAGAACATGGCGGCACAAAAAGGCTCCGCAATGCTATTAAAGGTTGATATTAGCGGCACGGCAACAACTGTTGCTGGATTGCGCTCAACCTCAATTTCAATGAACGACGAAGCGGTTGATGTAACAACCAAAGATAGCTCTGGGTTGAGACAGCTTTTGGCGGGCGGCGGCGTCCAGTCATTTAGCGTTTCTGGATCGGGTGTTTTCAATGATGATGCCTCAGAGGCGGCGGTTCGCACGGCTTTCGATGCTCAAAGAACAGCGGGAACATTCGTTGACTTTGATGTGATCATTCAAGACTTTGGAACTTTCGCTGGCCCAATGATGATTGCCACGCTTGAATATGCGGGTGAGTATAACGGCGAAGTCACATACTCAATCACACTTGAGAGCGCTGGAACCTTCGCGTTTACGGCGGCTTAAAAATGAGTTGGCTCAGTGTTGAAATAGAGGTTGATGGCTCAACCCTTTCTGGCTGGGCCAAATCAAATTCTCAAAACGAATTTGCAGTAGCTTTCTCCTGTGGCCTTGAGGTGGGTGGACATTTCAAGGCTGGGGGGAAATCATATATTGCAGAAACCGTGACCGATGTATCTGGTCGCGGAGAACAACTTCTAATAGGTGGAAAGGAAGTGAAACATGACAAACCCAAATCGCGGGGAAATGCTCATAACGCTGGGCGAAAAAACTTGGAACTCAAGGGTGACAATGGACGGGCTGGCGAGGATTGAGGCATTTTGTGGATACGGAATTATAAAAATTCTGGGAAAGCTCACTGAGGGCGATCTTACCACAACAGAAATTTGCGGCATAATTCATCCGATTGTGAAGGGTGGCGGCAATGATGTCTCCATGAAAGATATTCAAAGGGCGGTCTGGGATGCTGGGCTGGCTGATGCAATGCGGGTTTGTGGTGAGGTATTAGCCTCTGCCCTTAACGCGGGGCAAGACGAGGGAAACGAAGCAACGGCGGGAGCAGCGTAGAGAATTTCCCTTGGGCTGATTTCATGCAAATCGGTCTGGGGAAAATGCAGATGAGGCCAGATGATTTTTGGAACATGAGCCTTGTTGAGTTCTATGCTGCTTTAGAAGGTTTTGCAGAGTTCAATTCTGGGGGAGCGCCGCCGCCCCTGCGAAAGAATGAGCTAGAGGACTTAATGGAAAGGTATCCAGATTAATGGCTACAACAGTTGATACCCTTCTAGTCCGCATTGAAGCGGATATGTCTGATTTAAAACGCTCTTTGGATAAGGTTCAAAGAGACGTTGATAAATCTTCCCAAGGCATAGCTGGCGCATTCAAGCGCATCGGAACCGCGATGAAAGCCGCTGTTGCAGCGGTTATTGTTCAGCAAGGGGCGCGAGCGGGTATGGCGCTTGTAAACCTTGCCTCTGATGTTGAAGAAATGCAGGGCAAGTCTAAGGTCGTATTCGGGGCTTTTAGGGATCAAACCGTCGCCGCTCTTGAGGCTTTTGGAAATGAGGTTGGCCGCTCCACCCATGAGCTTGAGCTTATGGCCTCAAGTATCCAAGACACCTTTGTCCCAATGGGTTTCGCAAGGGGCGAGGCCGCAAAGCTTTCTGTTGATTTGACCAAGCTGGCTGTTGATGTTGCGTCATTCAACAACGCCAACGATACCGAAACAATGGAGGCGTTCCAGAGCGCCTTGGTTGGAAACCATGAGACAGTTCGAAGGTTTGGCGTTGTAATAACTGAGGCAACCTTGAAGCAAGAGCTTTTGCGGATGGGTATAACCGCCACAGGTGACGCGGTATCAAACTCACAAAAGGTTCAAGCCCGTTTAAATTTAATTCTTGCGGGAACAACAGACGCGCAGGGAGACGCAGCGAGAACCGCAGACAGCTTTGCGAACCAAATGAAAGCGTTAAAGGCAGAGCTTTCTGAGGTTGGGGTTGAGCTTGGAACTATTTTGCTTCCCTTTGCAAAGGATCTTGTGACCACGTTTAGAAGCCTTACAGATGCAACCCGTAAATTCTTAGCGCAGCTTGGCTTGATTGATTTGACCCCTGCGGATCGCATTGGGATGTTCAATCGCCAGCTAGAAAAGACAGAAGATTTATTAAATAATCTTGCGGGGGCAGAGGGCAACTCAGATTTCTTGCAAAATATTGCTCAAAATGCTGGCTTTGATATAAATAATTTTCGTGGCTCAACGGAAGATTTGTTCAATGCGTTACAAGCAGATTTAAACGCAAGGGCAGAAGATTTAAGGCTACAGATTGATCTTCAAAAATTGCTTCAAGAACGGCCTGATGAGGGCGGTGCTGGTGCGGATGCGGGGGGCGGTGGAAGCGAGCCATTCAAGGCTTCCAAGCAACAACAGAAAATTGCTGGTCAAAATGCCGTAATGGCGAAAAGAATACAGATGCAAGCGGATATTAATCAGCTTACAAAATCTGGAAACCTTCTTGTCGCAGAGCATGTAAAAAAAGAATTAGAACTATTCGACGCAAATGTTAAGCTTGCTGGAGAAGCGGATCGTCTTGGTAAAATAGAAGTCGAAAGGCTCATTGCTCTCGGGCATACAGACAATCTTACCCAAAAGCTTGTTATTGATAATATTGAACTTACAGCTTCTCAGACTTCTTTAAATGATGCTGTAAAACTTTCAGCGGAAGCCCTTAAAGAATATCAGGATTTAGTACAAAGCGGTCTGGATTTTGTAAGAAGCAACATAGACAATAACTATGAGTTTGAGCAAAGTCAGTTGGCTCTCAATGCAGCTTTAGCCGATAGCAAGATCAGTGCAGATGAACACGCGGCTGCAATGGCTTTGATTAAACTTCAACAAGCCGAACTTGCGCCAATGTTTGATACCTTCCAAAACGCAGCTTTCGGCCTTGCGGATGGCGTATCAAATGCATTCGCAGATATGGCAATGGGCGCGAAGGTTTCACTGCAAGATTTTGAAAATATGTTCAAAGATTTTGTGAAACAAATGCTGGCTCAAGCTATCAAGCTTTTAATTGTAAATGCAATCTTGAGGGCGCTTGGTGTTCCCTTGCGTTACGATGGATCGGGTTTTAAGGCGGGGGCTGGTGATGCCTTTGGGGGCGCTTTACCACAAGCCTCGGCGGGCGGCGGTGCGATGTCTAGGGGCAGACCCTACCTTGTTGGAGAGCGCGGCCCAGAGCTTATTATTCCAGCCTCATCAGGAACAATTAAAAACGCCCACGATACCAGAAACGCCATGAAGGGCGGCGCTACGGTGGTAAATCAAACGATCAATGTTGAAACTGGGGTATCTCAAACTGTTCGCGCCGAAATGCTTTCGTTGCTGCCAGTCATAAAACAGGATACACTGGCGGCGGTCGCGGATGGAAAACGGCGCGGCGGTTCATTTGGACAGGTTCTTTCGTAATGGCACTTATCACAATGCCCAGCACTCCAGCGTTCTCAGCGTCTACTTGGTCGATAAAGCGGGCCGTGGCGCAAAGCAGAAGCCCATTTAGCGGCCATGAGCAGGTCTATGAGTATTCAATGGCATGTTGGCAAGCAACAGTTACTTTGCCTCCCATGAAGCGCTCTCAGGCGGGCGCATGGCAAGCGTTCTTTTTGAAGTTGCGTGGGCGGGCCAATACTTTTTTGATGGGCGATCCTGATGGGCAGTCAAATATTGGCACAGCTACAACGGTATCTGTTACAAGCGGAACCCATGCAATCGGAGATACTACTATTCCTTTGACGCTAAACGGTACATTAAAATCTGGAGATTATGTGCAATTTGGTACAGGAGCATCTTCTCAGCTTCATATGATTGTTTCAGATATGTCAGGAACAGGAACTGCTACAATCGAGCCATCATTAAAAGTTGCAATTAGTGCCTCTACAGCGGCCTCAATATCTGGTACAAAGGCTGTTATGAGAATGGATAATAATGATTTAGGTTGGGATGCTGACCACGTTAGTAAGTATGGCTTTTCATTCAGCTGTACGGAGGCATTATGAAATTGAGCGATGCAATTCTTTCCCCAGCCGTTGCAATTTCGATTGCAGTCATTGGTGCTTTTGGCGCGATTTTAAGGTTTGTTTTTACTAACCAGAAGAAAATTGCTGTGCTTGAAGCCCGTTATGATGACATCAAATATCTTCTGAAAGAAATGCGCGATGAGCAAAAAGAGCTTAGACGCGACGTTCAGAATTTAGCCCGCAAATAAAATGTGATATGGTAAGGGCATGATTTGCGCCCTTACTTCAATCGCTTTTGGAATGTATCCCTTTGGGGTTATGTATAAGGCGTGTCGTTATGGATGCCCGCCGCCTTCGTTTTATTACCATTACCCAAAGGTCATAAGAATAATCCCAGAGGCTCAGTGTCCTCGTTATGTAATAGTG